TGAAGAGATCTCGCTGTCTCTCTTCACGCCACTGCTGATGCTGCGTACTGCCGACGTAGGTAGCTACAACCTTGGCGTAACGCATGCTCAGGTGTACATGTGGATGATCAATGCCATTGCTGGTGACTGGTCAGAGTATATCGACAAGTACATCTTGGCGCCGATGACCAATTACAACTTCAGCGAGAAGGCTCCCCGTCCACACATCCGGTTCCGTAAGCTCGGCCGTGAGAATACCGATCTCGTCCGTGACATCGTGGCCGGGCTCATCAGTAGTGGGAAGGCCAAGCCAGATATGGATGAGCTTGGTCAAATGGCAGGTCTCGATCTTTCGGAGATTAAGCAGGTTACTGCTCCGGCACCTGACCCGAACGATCCTTTGAATGACCCGAACGATCCTACCAAACCACCAAAGGACGACCCGAAAGCCGACCCCAAGGCCGACCCCAAGGCCGACCCCAAGGCCAAGCGGCCTAAGCCGAAAACGACCGCGAAGGACGTGACGGCACGGGTAGCGACCCAGGCCGAGAAGGCTTTCCGCAGCCAGAACTTCTATGGCTTTGAGCCAGACTTCGGATACAAGCGAGTCATGGTGCTTGCCCTGTCGAGTGCTGGAGTCATGGACGTCACACAGAAGGTTGACGCCCTATACTCGAGGCTTAGTGACTGGGTGCTTGAAGTTTCCATGACAGGTATATACTCCTCCGCCGATGAGTTCACGAAGGCGTTTGGTCAACTCATCGAGTGCCAGGTGGACGATCTCATCAGTGGCAGGAGTTAGTTGTGCGTCGAACGTCTCATGACCTTCGCTGTTTCTGTGCTCGTTCCCCCATGCTGGCGAAGTATGGTGTGGATGGTGACGGAAAGCTGTATGTTCATGTTAAGGTATACAAGCAGCGTCGGGTATATTCTGAATCCTTCATCACCGGTGGCACGGTTAAGTTGTTGTGTCGAGAATGTCTCCGTTGGCATCGAGTTGTCATCAGGGATACGTCGACGGTCATGCTACTCGAAGATAAGGTCCCGGTAGAAATTTCATCCGGTGCCATGCCCGCGTAGTTGCTTGCGCTAGTCCCTATGGATCTACTAAGGTAGCTAATCGAGATGAGTGTGTCAGAAACTGCCACTGGTGATCGCAGGGATATTTGCCTGTACAGCACCAGCATGGACATTGAGCCTGTTTACTACAAGAAGGACAATGGTGTTCTTGTAGTCGAACGCATGCCTGTTTTCAGAACCGGTACGTTCCGTGACAGCATGGGATACCAGAGCACCTGGGAAGGCTTGCACCTTGACCAGATGATTTCCAACTTCAAGATGCTGCGTGAGCGTGGCATCTTTGAGAATGTCCCAGTACGGGATGGACATCCCAACTTCTTTGGCACCGAGGGTATCGTCGTAGGCTGGCACACTGGTCTCGATACCGAGAAGAAGACGAGTCCGGCTGACGGCAAGGAGTACGAGTACCTCCTTTCCAGTTACGAGATCACCGAGCCAGATGCACAGGGCAAGATTGAGCGTCGCACCTGGCGCAATCGATCCGCCGAGATTGGTAGCTACGTTACCAATGATGAGGCAGAATTCTGGCCGGTGTTCCGTGGCTTCGCCTTCGTCGACGTTCCGGCTGTCGAGGGGCTGAATTTTTCAAAGTACTCACGGAAAACTGACGGCGGAGAGCGTACGTTCCGCATCTTCATGGAGAAGGAGATCCCCTCGGTGCAGCCCGAAAACAAGGATGACAAGCCGGTGAATGCCTCGTTCACCATCGCTGGAAACCAGACCACTGATTATGCGGCCGTGCAGGCGCACATCTCCAAGCTGGAGACTGCCAATACTGCACTCTCCGCACAGGTCACTCAACTTGAGGCATTCAAGGCTGAGCAGATTCTCGCCGGACGGGCGAGCTTCGTCAAGGAGCTTGTCACTGCCAACAAGGTGTTTGCCTCTCAGACTGACGCGCTGACTGCTTTTGTCAAGGAGCTTTCGCCCGAGCAGTTCGAGCAGTGGAAGAAGACTTACGAGGGTACTGCTTCCATTCCGGTCCTTGGTCAGCACGGCAATGGTAACGCCTCGAACGCCGAGGACGATGCCGACCAGAAGGCTCAGGCGTCGAAGATTGCTGATCTCGAGGCTCGTGTGAAGATGCACAAGCAGTCTGGTATGAAGCAGTCGCAGATCGAGGAGCTGGACTCCTACAAGCAGTTGCAGCTCCTCAAGAAGAACCGGTAAGGAGATAACGACCTATGCCTTCGTTTACGCCTGGTCCCGGTACTGCTCGGACGCCGTTCGGTCGTAACCAGTACCTTCGATCCACCAAGGGAATCAAGACCGAGAGCTACACTCTCGCTAAGAATTCCGTTCCGGCACAGACCATCGACGGAACCTCGCAGAAGATTCTTCAGCCTGGTACCGTCATGGCGAAGATCACCAGTGGCGGCGACGCCGGTAAGATCGGTCCGTATTCGACCGATACTGTCGGTGTCACCGATGGTCGATCTTCCACTGCGAACATCGTGGGTCTCCTGGACACCTTTGCTCCGTGGCAGCTCCTGGAGCATGACATGGATGTAGCAGTTGTCTACGAGTGCACTGCCATGCAGGGGTGGTGCTTCGAGTACACTGCGGCCGGTGCTGCAGTTCCTCAGCCCCTTTCGAACACCACTGCCACCTTCCTGAGTGGTGCCAACAAGGGCCTCCGGATTATGTTCAAGTAATCCGTTGATTACTTGTTAGGACTTGAAAGGGAAAGGTACGATACATGGCTACGCCTGTTGCACTTGATCCACTGATCCGCAAGGAGACTGCTCTCGGATTCATCCGGGAGATTGTGCCTCCGCAGACGCACCTGGGCCTTCAACTGGTGCCGTTCCTGCCGGTCGACACTGATGATGTCATCTTCGAGTATGCGAAGGGCCTGTCCGAGAGCCTGGCTCCGGCGCGCGCCGAGGATGCAGAGTCCGAGCTGGCACAGAAGGACGACACCCTGATTGGTCAGGGGCGGGCGTCTGTCATCGACTGGTCGCTCAAGGATCACTACACTGCCTCGGATGTCAACCGGTATCGCGAGATGCTGCAGATTGCCGAGCAGATCAAGGAGACCCAGACTATCCCACTGACCGTTAATTCGGCAGTGGAGGGTTTCAGTGCCAAGCTGGCACGCGACACTGCTCGTCGGCGTCGTGCCCTGGATAACCGGATTGAGTGGCTCATCATGAGTGCACTCGCGACCGGTGCCATCGGGTACAACGACGGCAAGATCAAGTTCAGTGTCGACTTTGGTCGCCCGTCTGGTCAGCAGGCTATCAAGCCGAAGAATGCCGCCAATGGTACCAAGGTACTGCCTGACGGTTCAGCCATGGGTGACTCCTGGCTCGCTGACACCTCGGACCCGATCGGCGACTGCCTGAAGGTTCAGCAGTTCATGTTCGACACGTACGGTGTTCGCATTGAGCGTGCCATGACGTCTCGCAAGGTGCTGAACAACGTTCTGAACTCCAGCAAGTTTGCTGCCCGGTCCGGCATTGTGGTGCCTGATGGTTCCGGTGGCATGGTGTCCCCGGACATGCGCTACCTCGTGGATGGGTGGGGACCGGCCGCTGCGATCGCCATTCTGGAGCGGGCGACTGGTATCAAGTTCTTCGAGTACGACTCTGTTTACCGGACTCGTGCACTGGGTTCCACTACTTTTGTGAACAACCGGTTCTTCCCGGAGACTCGTATCCTCTTCCTGCCTGCCGATGAGGATGTCAACCTCATCGACGACACCGAGGTCGGCTTCGCCAAGACCCTCACCTCTCCGCACCCGGCTGGCCAGTGGTCCAGTGGGTTCTACGAGTGGCAGTACGAGTACGGTGTCGACCCTTGGGGATATGACGCGGGTAACGGAATCAAGGCCTTCCCGGTCTTCCCGCACATGGACCTCACGCTGACCTACGATGTTCTGGATGTCAGCTAAGAGTTCCTAGTTGATCGCCTGTGTCCCGTCTGATTCCAGGCGGGACACAGGTCCATCGAAAGGAGTGTAGTATGCCGAAGTCTCCCTCATCCGACGGTTCGCGTGCAACCGCCACTGTCGTCATGCGGACCCCCGGCAAGACTGCTTACCCGTCTCATGCCACGGCTGCTCGGGTGTCTCCGTTCGCCGTTCGCAACCCTGCTCCTGGTCCGGCCATTCGCACTGATCGGCCTGGGTACACTGTGTACCGTGGAACCTTCTACCGGTAAGGATAGAATCTATGGCTGAGGCAAAGAAGCCTGAAGAGACAAAGCCTGAGCCCGAGGCTGTACCTGTACAGGTTCCGGTCGATGGCGGTCGAGACCTGCGAGTCGAACAGCAGGACACCAACGGATACCTTGGCGTTGCCCAGGAGTATCAGACCTACGCCGATCCCACCCATGCGCCGCTCGCGGCCGAGGGTGACGGACCGGAAGCCCTGATTGAGCGGCGTCTCATGAACGAGCTGGACACCTCTGGCTTCCCGCTCGTTCAGACCGTGAAGGATGCCAATGAGGTAGCTCTTGCTGCTCAGGCAAAGGCGGAGGCATTCAAGAAGGCTGCTGCTTCTAAGACGCCGCCCAAGACTGAAACTAAGTAAGCAAGGCAGGGGAGGTACGTCGTGCCATACTGTGATCCAGTTACGGATCTTGTCGCCATCGGAGACCTTCCGCTTCCGACATACGTGGACCCAAAGAAGTGGGTAGATAGTACGGCAGATGAGATCGATGCTAAGATCGGTTTCCTCTACCACACCCCGATCGATGTCGATCCACTGGATGACACTCAGCGCCCGACGTACCTCCTCCTCAAGCAGATCAATGCTCACCTTGCATGTGGTCGCATTATCCTTGCCGCTGCAATCGGTGGCGAGGATGTGCAGCTTCAGGCGTATGGAAACAGCCTTGTGAAGGAATCCCTCGATGCCCTAATGGCGATCGCATCGGGGAAGATCTCGCTACCTGGTGCGGTGATGATTGACTCGACTAGCATGAGTGGGCCAACCATCACCAACAAGGACCCGTTCTCCCTTGTGGATGCCTTCTATGATGGAGTCTCGATCACACAGGACCCGGCCACACAGATCCCACCCTTCTATGGGATGAGGTTCCAGTGATCAGTGCCGTCATTGATTCTTCGGATTTCGAGTTCAAGCTCACCCGAATGTCGGTGGCAGTTGGCCCAGTTGGCATGGCGTCCTTTATGCATTCCGGTGTGATTCCCTATCTACAGCAAAGGATCAAGGATCGATTCCTCTCCGAGGGGGACGATGTAACCGGTAAGTGGGCTGAATTGATGCCGACTACTGAGGTCTTTCGTGCTGCAGGAGGGTTTGCACCATCACACCCGATCAACTATCGCACCGGTGAGCTTTTCAGGTATATCACTCGTGCTGGTGGTACTGTCGAAGTCGACCCCATCATGACGACACTGTACTATCCTGAAAAGGGTGTCGCCGACGGGGAGGTTTCCAAGAAGTTGAAGACGGCTCAGGGTGGCAAGTTCAATCGTGGGTATGCAGAGAATACTGTCCCTCGTCCGGTCATAGGATTGGGTGCTACTGATGCCCTTGGCATCATTACTGCACTAAACTTCTTTGTGACTGAATCGGTGATGAAGTGATCATTGAGGACCCGTCAGTATTCCCTGGTAATATTGTCCAGGCTCTCGATTCCAGCCTCCAAGAGATCGATCCGGACATCAAGGTGTTCCGCCGTCCTTTGCGACCAACTGACCCAGTGCAATCCATTGGCATTGTGGCGACACAGTGGATTCCGAATGAAGAGTCATACGAGATGCGAGGTGCATTCAGCCCCGGTGCTGGTCTGCCGACCATTGGTATGTACCTCGTCGGTATCCAGGTGTTCGTCAAGGACATGGATGAGGTACGAGGTCTGGCCGTTCATTGCACCATGAGCCAGCTCGTGAAATCTCGGCTTTTCAATGATCCCGTGGTCCGACTATCATTGTCCTCGTTGACGTGCGTCCTGGATGGCGTCACAGAGAAAGCCAAGCGCTGGGGTGTTAGGACGCAAAGGTTTGTAAGTAACGAGATTAGTGGCCAGTATCACTTCCTCTCATCCCTAGAGTTCTGGCTTGAAACGGAGACGCACTAAATGGCGAGTGACGACGAGATCCAGGCTAAGCGTGATAAGATCGAGGCACTGAAGGCAAGCCTGGGGGAGGTACAGGCAGAGCGGCGACGTGTTGAGTCGGAAGCCGAGAATGCTCGAATTGCCGGGCAACTCGACAAGGAGGCGGCTCGACTTCAGAAGCAGCTTGAGGACGAGCAGGAATCGCTTAAGCGAACCAAGAAGATTCACGGCGTCCCTGATGACGTTGAGGTCACCAGGGTTGAGCCGGAGCCTGCTTCGACGGTCACCGTAAAGGCGGAGGCAAAGCCGACCAAGGCAACACCTGCTGCCAGTACTAAGGCGACTCCTGCGCCTGCGACCGAGAAGGGAAAGTAAGCAATGGGTCACTCCTCTCAGTCCGGGCACGTCATCCTGCGTAGTCAGGCAACCCCTGGTGTTCTTGCGCCTGACCTCGCCACTGCCGGTGTGGGTATCAAGCTTCGGTCTGGTGGCCTTGCCACTAACCGTGAGCTTCTGATTCCCGATGCAGAGATCGGTGGTGGACGCGATATCGCAGATGCGTATCTCGGCGCCTCCTCGTGGTCGGGTGACTACGAGTTCTATCCTCGGATGAACTCGCTTGCCACTCTGCTGAAGGCTGCATTTGGCAGTGTCGCCACGACGCATCCGACCGATCCGGACACCACCGAGACTCACACCTTCACTCCGATTGACAATGCTACTCTTCCACTGCTTAGCATTGAAGAGTACATTGGTTCCGGTCTCGAGACTTACAACTACACCGATGCCGTTGTCAACACATTGCACTTCGAGTGTGAGGCGAACGGGTACTTGACTGGTACCTGTGGTCTGATCGCCAAGAAGCAGATCGCTGGTGCGACTCCGACTGCTACGCCTGTGTACGATAATCTTCCGATGATCGTTGGCACCAACGTCACCGTTACTTACGACGGCGTTCAGCTTCCGGCAAAGTCGTTCAGTTTCGACCTGAACAACAACGTTGCTGATGATGACTTCCGTCTTGGATCGTTCTACCTTGGTGACCTTACCGCCAAGCGTCGCGAGATCACCATGGGTGTTTCGATTCGCCCCAGTGATTCTGATTTGTGGCGTCAGGCTACATATGGTCAGGTCGCCGCGACGCAGGTTGGCGGTATTGCCACCAAGAAGGAATGCATCATCACGATGCAGACCTACGAGGTTATTCCGGACTCCAGTCCGACTGCTTACTACAGCCTGTCGATCCCGGTTCCGCTGTCAGTGATCAAGCCGTACAGCTTCGGTCCGTCCGGTGATGACGTACTTGAGAATGACCTGGAGATTCAGGCTATTCGTCCTGACCCGGCAACCCCGGCATTGACTGCGATCATCCAGTCTGACGTGGCTGTCATTGCCTAGTCTTCTATCAGTCCCCTGATAGAAGCGGCCCCCCTCGGTGATCCGCTCCGCCCGAGGGGGGCCGTTCCCAAAGTTCACGTGACCACCGAGAGGGTCCACAATGACTGTTCCAGCTTATGACGCTACTGCCGCCGAGGCTAACGGTGTCAGCCTGACTGAGCCTGTTTACGGGGACTACTGGGGTTTCGATGACCGTCGAACCTTCATGCTTCCTGATGGTCAGCAGTTCATCGTTTACAAGGTGATGAATGAGGGTGACCGGTCGAAGTATCAGCAGGCGACAAACCGTGACGTGACTTTGA